TATCTAATATCTGTTCAGCCTTTAAACTATCTATACCTACAGATCCTGTTTGAAAGGTTACATATTGACTTAAAAAGCTGTCAATATTCTCTTGATTTAATTCTATTAAATATGGTGCACCAGCTTCTGGATTATCAGGTGTTCCAGTAACACAATTATTTAATGTGATAATACCATTTGCACTATCGTAAGTGGCTATTCCTGGTAGAGTAAAATCTTTATCTTCATATTGATTGGTATCTGGATATAAATAACAAGTATCAACCGCATCATCTACAAAATCACCCTCAAATCCTACAATAGCTTTAAAATCATTACTGAATAAAACACGAGTTTCATTTGTACTATATGTATCACCACTATCTACAATTTGACCATCTCTAATAACTTTGGGTTTTACACTAGATCTATTAATATATTCTACTTCACCACTTGCACTATCTAATATCGCGTTTAATACAGCATCGACTACACCTTCTCTTATTTTATTTTTATCAGTTATTGTTGCCATAAGATTTACCTCGTAACTTTAAATTCAAAATTATTATCAAAAATTTGTTCTTGGTTATCCTTGTATTTTAATTTATATATTATTTTATAAACTCTATTCGGTTGAAAACCATTTAACCATTGTGTAAAATAAGTAGATGTCGCATCATGACTTAATTTAGTATAATCAGAAAAAGGTATCATAGTTTCACCTGTTGCCACATCTATTATTGAATAACTACCACTACCACCTGGTATAAAAGAAGAACTGAGACTTTGAACTGATGTTGAAAATGTTTTTTGTACAAATTGTTTTCGTGAACCAACTCTAAATTTAACTTTTTCATTTTCTCTATACTTATCTCTTAAACCAATCATGTAAAGAAAATTGTCTGACGCTCCTGATATATCAAGTGAACTATAATTTGTACTGCCCGTTGCATCACTAGAATCATCCCAACGAATTTCAAGTTTAGGTGGATATATCGTATGTGTGTTTGAAGAAAAGAATTTTAAATTACCATGAATAGTTTCTTCAGAACCTGTTACTATTTCTTGACTTCCACTAAATCTCAATAAAAATCCATTATTAGGTATGTAACTTTTAGATGATGAACCTGTTATAAAATTTTTTACGATTCTGGTAACATCCATATTAACATCAGGAGAAGCGTATGAAAAAGATTGTGTCGCCCAATTGTTACTACTACTATAATATGTTACACCGGAATTATTCCAAGTTACAGCTGTAGATCCGGGTTTATTGCTTCTGTTTATCCAACTACATCCATTGGTTACTTTAGGATTGTCACCAAATTTACCACTACCCTCATCCCACGAATGAGATATTGGAAATGCAGCTAACTTATATTCAGTCGATAGTTCTTTATTACCTTCTGCCTCATATAATCTCAAATAGTATTTCGGATTTGTAATAACTCCATCCGACACGGATTTAGAAATGTCAGTTAAATCGAATTGTACTAAAGCTCGTGTAGGGTAATCAAAAGACTGGTTATAAAAAACTTTTTTTACTTCTAATATAGGGTCTTGCCCAAAGTTTTGGTCTTTTTCAGAAACTCCTGTTACTCTATTAGAACCACTTGAAATCCAAGTATCTTTTGTTGGGTAAATAAAATAATGCATTAGTGTACCACTCCTATTATGTTTTGATTAGGGTTCTTCAACTCAAATACCGAAGGTGTTTTTGCGGGTAATACGATACCACTACCTTTATAAACCGCAGTTTGAGTAGAATCATAAAATTGTTTAAAATCGTATAACCAACCATATTGTGATGAACCTCCTAGTTCTGTGTTACATTCTCCAATAGTAGTGTGAAGGTTATCATTACAAAATAATGGTGATAATGTATATTCATCAGTTGTAGTATTATACAAATTAAAGTCTTGTGTTAACTCAACAAAATTCACGGCTCTAACACCGTCAATAGATGATAATTCATACACTAAATCACTGGTATAAATAACTTGGTGAAATTGCATTCTGTCTATTGTAAAATAATCTTTTATTTTTTGAATACATTGTAATTTTACAGATTGTTTGTTTTGGTCTCTATGAGCAATAACATCAAAGACCACACCAAAATTTATAACATAACCATTCGTTATATAAATATCATCAGTTAACATTTTATAGTTACTTAAATAATTTTTTAAATTTTGTTTTATAGGATGTGTTGTACCATCTACATGATCTTGTATTGTTTTTAAGTGTTTGTTATTATCATATGTTAATGTGTATATATTTATTCTGTTTGAATCAGTTTCTTCTGCAGGACTTGATAAATCATCTCCTCTATTTACAAATATTTTGGCTATTTGACCAAACTTGGCCGGCATGTTTAAAGACCTAGCCTCGTAATCTTCTTTTGTAACACATCTATTTTGTGTTGTAAAGAAAGCTAAAGCTTTTTGTCTTATCTCTTCTATTGATTCATTATGAGACGCCCCATAAGCTGGTTGTTCATTTGTACACTTTAAATTTGCACTTGCTGGTGGGTTTACACTCAGACTATTTAAATCAATTGATGTTATTTCATTTGAAGTAACATTCATCCTCAACCCTTTGGCAACTCTATATACTACACTTATAGAAGTATTGAATGGTGCTTCACCCAATGTAGCTTGACTATCACCTAATGTAATATCGATTTCATCAAAGTTAAAATTAGATGTTTCACCCGGTATAGTTAAACCAGTCTGTTTTAAATCTAAAAATTCTTGTCCTATTTCTTGACCATTTCTAAGTACTCCATTACCAAATATTATAGATGTAGTATTATCCTCATTAGTTTGTGTTATAAATCTTTTTGATACTTTTTTATATTCTAATAAAAATGGTACAGCTATATCAGTTGTACTACCATTCACCATGTCATATGCTGTATTTCTAGTACTACCAGAATAAAATGTATCTACTCTCACTTTATCTTGAGCTAAATAATCAACTTCATTCCAGATATTACCATTTGAATCCGTAACACTTATAACTTCTATAACATCAGTATCATCTAACTTCAATTCTAAAAATTTAGTTGGACTACCCACAGAAAAAACTTTTGATTTTCTTTTACCACCTATGGCCTGAACACGTCGTGTTAGTGTATATTCATTTGTTAATCCATCAGCATTTGTTCCTGTAGCTTCAGGCTTTAAGTCTATAGAACTACTTACTCTAAAATCAACAGGAGCTAAAGTTTCAAATACTAAATCTGTATTACCGGCCGTATTTACCAAGATATTACTATCCAATGTTACAGCGTCTGTATAATTAGGAACTATATTTCCATCAGGTAATGTGGTTGTTCCTACAGTTTGTGTAAATCTTAAATCTGCAAATGATGTAGTAGATGGTTTTACTTTGTAACCTAAAGCTTTGGCTAAGTTTATTATATTTCTTCTCTCATCAGCTAAAGGTAACATAGACTCTCTATATTGATTATCAATATAAAAATTAAGAACATCTCCAACATAAGCAGACATTTCTATTAACATCATACCAGGAGATGTTTCATTGAAATCTCTATATGTATTTGGGTAGTAAGCTTTCGCATACTCAATTAATGCATTCTTTAATCCTGAAAAATCTTTGTTGGTATAATTGACATTAATATCTTTTTTAGTATCGTTATATGGCATCTATATTCTCCTGGTTATATCTCTATTTTTATAGAGTCTAACATATTTGGTAATTCATTCAGACTAAATGTTATATCTATTTTAATTTTATTTCTATCAAATTCACTACTACCATCAACACTAACATTTAATTCTCTTATTTCTACAAACGGTAACCATGTTGATATAGTACTAGCTATATCAGCTCGTATTTGATCTTCTGTATCTACAGTTATCGGCTGAAATAAAAACTCTCTCAAATTTAAACCGAGTAAAGGTTGGAAATACCTTTCACCTCTATTAGTTTTTAATAAGTTAATTAGGTTATTTCTAACCGCATCTAAAGTAATTTTTGTAGATGCAAAATATCCTTCACTACCACCTTTATAAAAGGGTAAATCTATACCAATAAAAACATCTAAATCTCTGTTTTCAATTGATGAACCACTTATAGATGTATCTAATATAGCCATTTTTAATCATCCACCACATCTAATAATTGTACTACTGTTTTATCCTCATTAGATTCATTAGGACTCACAGGATTTTTTTTACCGACATACGCATATCCAACAGCATTCATAGAACCACCTTGTCCACCACCAGTTTTTAATCTCAACTTTGGTATATCAACACCATTCCTAGCAGTAATTCCAGAGACGGGAACTGGAACAGGTGGATTGGGTATAAGAGCTGTAGTTGCAAATATACCAGCGGGTATCATTGTTTGTACCGAAGGTCTTATATTTGCAGACAAAGGACCTGTAGTTGTTAATTCATCAAGTTTGACTATGGCTTTCATTTTAGTTATTGTTAATTCTTGTTTTTGTAAAAAATCAACTACAGCCCTTGAAATATCTACACCCAAATCTTCTGCCTTTTCTTTCATTTTTTTCCTAGCATCCCTATCTTCGATGTTATCATATTCCATCGTTTTTAAAAATGCATTTTCTATGTCTTTTCTTAAACTCATTACACCCCGTGTTTTTGTTTAGATTTTTCTATACTTTTTTGTAAAATTCCACTATAATCTTTATTTAATAAATCACTTTCTAAATTAACACCTTGATTTGCATTAGTAGGTTGTGGTGTACCACCTGCCACAGAT